TAGGGAATAAAGTTTTCATTTGCACTGATAACATGGAAATACGTAAATTTATCTATGAATCATGGATCGGAAAGCCTGAACTTGAAAGGGCTAACGGGTTCCTGATTGATATGCGAATGAGTGCTCTCACAATGGAAATACTTGCAGTAACGAATGATCATGATAACTTTATGGCACACTGGCAACCATCTGACCAAATAGATGATGACCCTTGTACTATGAAGTATACTATATTCAATACTGGGATAGTAGCTGGAATGGGACTCACATTAGCATACCAGATAATAGAGGGGTTAATTTACTATGGATACACATGGATAAATCTGGCTCCTTTCGATACTAATTACTTAGAAAGGATCAATATTGTTAGTAAGGAAAATCGAAAATAACTGGGAACAGGGCTTCCCCGGTGGTATGACAGTTTATATCATTGGACAGCCCAAGACCAGAAAGACAAGTCAAGCAAGCAAGTGGAGCAACAAAGGGACTGAAGGAGTCATCTTATTGGACACAGAGGGTGGAGCAGAATTTGCAGAAGGGGCTAACGTCGTTTCTGTTACTTCTTTGAACCCTCCAATGAGACCTTTGATGTTAGGAGGCAAACAAAAGATAAATGATGATATGTCGAAAGCTTTTGAGGTTATACCACCACTGGAACGAGGGTATTACCACCCTACAGGACCAGATAAGGGTAAACCAATGGAGACCTATTCTCTGATAGAAGCCTATAAATGGTTGAATAAAGAATGGGATTCACTACCATACGATACAATTGTTATTGATACAATTGATATTGTTAATGGATGGATAGAAGACATAGTACTGAAAGAGCTAGAAATAGACACAATGGGACAAGGAGGCTGGGGAGCCGACTGGGGTTTAGCAAGAAGGAAAAACCTTGACACTATTGGACGATTCCAAAAGTTAGTCAAGAAGAAGAGTGCTACTCTCGTCATTATATCCCACAGCAAAACATCGAGTGTCGTTGATGCTAAGGTGCAATTAACACCTGACCTTCCACGAGGACTTGGATATGCATTGGCAGGAAAAGCTGAGTTAATCGGTTTAGCTTTCTTTGAGAAAGCAGGGATTGACCCAATGATGTCATTCAAAGCATATGATGAAAGAGTTGTTGGTAGTAGACTAAGGCCATTGGCACAAAAGACACTACCTTTCGATTATGAAGCGATACAGAAAGAACTGTTAAATTACAAGGAACAACAATGAGTGAAATCTTTAGACCGACAAAGGCTGGGGGTGGAAACTACCTTGGCATTCAAAAGATAGGGATTGTAGACATAAAAGACAGAAACGAAGAGATGGACTGGGCAGATATCTTCTTAGAGATAACTGTAAACAGTGAACACAGTAAATACAATGATAAGATAGTTATATCAGGAGAACTTAATAAAGATGCAGATGGAAACCTTGCACCTAGTCCTGTATTAGCTAGATTATATGGGTTTATAGACGGTGCTGGATTAGCATTTGGATTGGATGTAAAAGGTAACTGGGTAGACAGTAATGGAGAAGCCATACCTAACATTCAAAACTATCTTTACACTGCATTATGCAATGTAGATGATGATGGTAAACCAGAAAAACACCCATACGTTGCTTATTTCTATAAGAAATGGAGCAAGGGACGTAAAAGAGCATTTACTGAGGTGCACACACATATCTTTGCAGATACAGCTGAGGGTCATGCTAAGTTAGCAGACAGAATTAAGTACCTAAAGTCACAGGGATATCTGATAGAACATGTACCAACCGTCAAAGACGCACCAAGTCAAACACAAAGTGATCCTGATTCATTTTGATGTACCTAGAAGTTGCAGAAGGGACTCCTTTTAACCGAGGGGTCCCTCTCACTAAACCAGAGATGATCGAAAAGTTGAATCCATTAGTACCTTTATATAGAAGTACCTATCTATATGATGAAGAAGGTAGGGATTGGATGTTAAAGAATAAATCTGTTAAAGGTTACTTTGGCATGAGATACATAGATCATATAATACTAGATATAGACAAAGAGAAGAATACTGATATACTCACATTGAATAAAGCTCGTGCCATAGTTATGGAACTACTGGATAGTGACGTAGACAAGAATGATATTGGAGTATATTTTAGTGGTACTGGTTATCACATACAATTAAGTAACAAGCTCTTTGGCTTCAAAGGATCAAAGGATTTACCATTTCAAGTAAAGAATAGTATTAAGAAGGCATTCCCAAGTGCTGATATTAGTATACTTATGCGAAGTGGTATCTACAGGGTACAGTACACAATCAACCAGAAAACAGGACTTCATAAGATACCTTTAGAGATGTCTACATTTCTTTATGGGCAAGTTAAAGATATATTTGAATCTGCTAAAACAATAACAGAGAAGAATAATTGGGCTTTTGCTTTAGATGGCAATGGAGAACTTAAACATCTGGTAGACTTTGAAGTACCACAAATAAGAGAGATATCTAAGAAAGTTGTAGAACCATATAAAATAGTACCATGCATACAAGCTATGTTAAATCGTGGACCCAAAGAAGGGACAAGGCACAATGTATTACTACGTGTTGCGAGTCATTTCAGGAGACATGGTATCCCATCAGATTATTGTAAAGTTGCTCTATTACACTGGAATAACAACAACTTAGAAGAAGAAGAAATACTAAAACAAGTAGAAAGTGTGTACAATGGTGGCTATCAATACAGTTGTATAGATAAGCTTATGACTGCACATTGTCAGACAAGTTGCATGTATTTTAAAAGGAAAGATTATACTATAGACGTAATGAACTCAGATGAACTACAGAAAGCATTAGTCGCCAGATTTACAGGTAACTTTGATGGTAGAACTATAGACCTGAGTAAACTGTATGGTCTGACTGGTAAAGATGTAGTAATATATCCGGGCGAGTTAGTAACTATATTTGGACCTACTGGTGCAAGTAAGACAACCGTAGCTCAGAACATAGCTCTAGGCTATAATGCAAGTACTGATACTATAGACCAAAATGCGACTATGTCTACGCTGTACCTATCCTTAGAGCTCTCAGGATGGTACATGCACAGGAGGAACCTACAGATAGTAAGTGGTACCTCTAAGGAACAGATACAGAATAACTACGAAGCAGTATTCGAAGAATACAAAGATAGAGTAAGTCATATTAATATACAGACTGTTGCTCCTTTAATACCACAAATACAAGACAAGATAAGAGAGTTGAATCCAAGTCTAGTTATAGTAGATTATATAGACCTTGTAGAGACTCCCAAAACAGCAAGAGGTGAATACGAACAGATAAAGTATATAAGTCATGAGCTATCAAAGATAGCAGTAGCAATGGACATTATCATTATACAATTAACACAGATATCCAGAAACTACAGTAGAGAGC